CAGTACAGCAACAAGATCCATAATACGTTTATACTCTTGCTCTGCATGCATGCGAGCAACATTCAGCATCAAGTCTTTTTGTTCTTCTACCTTAACAAGTTCAAACTTGGGACTGCTTACGTCTGTAGGATAAGGAGTTACACTTTTATTAAGGAAGGTGACCAAACTACCACCCAATTCTGAATCGTAACTGTACCTTCCTTTGGCCTCGTTGCTGTTTTTCTTCCTAGCCATTACTTTTCTATTAGATTTCGTTTATCCTTGATGTCTTTGTATTCTTCAGCTTCTGGTAATGGGTCTTTGGCTTTGTCAATGTTAGGCCATATTTCGCTCATTTCTGTATTAACTTTCATCCAGTAATCAAGCTCTGCACCTTCTATCTCGTTGTCAGCAACAATTGCGTCCACTGGACATTCAGGAACACACACTGCACAGTCAATGCATTCATCAGGGTTGATTGCTAAAAAGTTTGGTCCTTCATAAAAACAATCCACTGGACAGACGTTTACACAATCTGTATATTTGCATTTTACGCAGGCTTCTGTTACTAAAAATGTCATGCTGTTATCCTCTTGAAGTAATCTATAATTTTATGTGCATCTTGCTCTTTCATCCCTTTAAGGGGTCTTGCTTTAAACTTTACTACATTTGCTTGTGACCAATTTGACTGCTCCAGCTGATTTACATGGTGTATCACTGGCATATTATCTTTTATATATTGATAGTTATCACTGTCTGCATTGCTTTTGTAAATTCCCAACAACTCGTATTCACTAAACCATTTGGTATCATCAAAATGATCAACACTGCGTATGGCATCTTTCCAGGGTTTGTTGTGACGTGTTTCTATTAGTGCTTTTAAGTTTAGCCAGTCTTGTTTTTGATATGGCATAAACTCTGTTACATAACTTTGATTGTGTATTCTTTCAAAGCCAATTATTTTGTTAACTCTGTCTTCGTATACTGCATGATAATCGTTCCACACTTCTTCAGTTCTAAAAACTGGTTGATTATTCTTAAAGTACTGATAAGGCTGTATAGCAAAAACATCAGCGTCTTGAATCAAGAAGTCTCCAGGTAAGTCATCCAGCAATCCCAACTTAATACCTTGCTGAAAGTACCATGCATCTTTCCACTCTCCTAAGTCCAGTTTTTCACGTGCAATAGCATCAGTAAGAAATGTTATATTTGAGCAATCAACTTTAAATTGATCAAATTTTTCTCTTATAAACAATTGGTCTATAGGAGTTACTACTATGGTTTGATCAATAGCGGGATACAAAAATTCGTCAAAACTTAATGCACAACAAGCATCATACAGACGCCCGGGCCCAATTGTCATTATACGTGTGATCACTTGAATATGCTACTGTAAACTTTTAATTTTTCAATTTTTTCTTGTTTGGCACGGTTTATATCTTCTTCTTTAACCAGTCCAGACTCAATTAATAATCCAATCATACAGATTAGATCTCCAACTTCCATACTTAAATTTTCGCGTTGTGTATTGCCAGACTTGTGACTATTGTCTATGCCAAATCTTACACACTTGCTGATTGCTTGAATAACTTCAGCACATTCTTCTTGGGTAATACCTAAGATTTCTCGTTCTTTTTCAGTCATAGTATTATTATAAGCGATTGCTTATACTATGTCAACTAGATATGTGCCGTTGTCGTATCTTGCATCTGTGCAACTTTTGCACAAGCTCTTGTCTGAAAAACAAGTTTTTGTATTTTCTTTAATTAGATTTACCATGCCAGCACCAGTAAACAAGTCCCAATAACTGTCTGTATTTAGATTACCAATCACATGTTTTAAATCGTAATCCATACAGCATATCGCAACATCGCCATTGGGCATTAGTACATGTTGATCATAGTTTACAGTCTTGCTACAATGAATAGGAAGTTCATGTCGTTCCACAAACTTGATTTCTTGATCAGTGCTGACCTGTTCTTTGTCTAAACTTCCTGCACGGTCGTGCCCAAACCAATTGTACAACTGTACACCTAAGTGTTGTAGATCTTTGTGTATTTTACCGTGGTCGCTCATGGTCATTGCTTCTAGTTTAACACCAGCGGCCTGTACACGATTAATCATAATATGGTAAACGTCTTCCCACTCTTTGGTATACTTCCAACCTTTCATGTTACCGTACTCGTCTGGAAAATGTATACTGAATGTATCAATCTTTTTAGGGTATGTTTCTAATAATTCAGCAACTTCTTGTGCAGTGTCAACTGTCCAGTTATACAGTGTAGTGTATATGCTTACACGAAAGTTCTGCTCAAATGCATAGCGCAACATGTTGGTTGCTTCTGGATTAACCCAGGCTTCTGCCATCCCACTGAAGTCTATGCGTGTGTCGCTTGGTATTTTACTAAGTGCTGTTTTAAACGTATCCAAGCTCATGTACTTGGTGTCCTCGCCATATTTGACTCTTAGGTTTTCTTGTGGGCAAAAATTGCACATGAGTGGACAACCAATCATGGTTGTGATTTCCAGTGTGGGCATTGTTTTCATAAATTATTGAGTTGGCATTTCAAACGTAAACTTACCTTTGACTCCTGTTGAATAATAAGTTTTACCATGTCTTAATGATGGCATTTTTTCAAACTTTGGCGGGTACACTGCTCTGAAGCCTGTGACATCAACGTCATCACCTCTTTTCCTTACATCAGTATATATTTGAACTATACTTGAGTTGTTTAATAGTAATGATAAACCGGACTGGAATGCTGGTAATGCATTAATAACTTCTTCAACTCTTTTTGCCACTCCGGCAAGTATAGCATACCCTACTTGAAATTGTGGGTGTTCTGGATTGTGGCCTTTTTGTTGTAGTAATGTAGCGGCTTCTTTACTAATTCCACTTACATCTTTCTTTACAGACGCTCTGTATTGTTCTACTTCGTTGGCCAATGCTTCGCTACATACACCGTACTTAACCCCCAATGCCAACGGTCCTGCGTATTGATTGTTTTCAGCAATAGTTTTGATTACATCGCGAGCAACTTCTGTTGCCTTCATTACCTTGGCGTTACCTGTGTCTTCAACTTCATTGACAAATTTACGTAAACTTCCTATGCTTGGTTTGGCACCTGCACCTCCCTTGGAACTGATGCCTATTGTGGCTCCGTTGGGTGCTACAAACTCACTATCAACTAAACTGTTTGTTGCTGTCTGTGGCCAAGATATTGTCATCTCACTCCAAGACGCACCGCCGGCAAGTTTTTTACGTGCTTCTTCTGTTGCTGGGTTTCTAATTAGTCCCGACATTAGTGCAATTGGACCCATAATCTCTCCAAGATAATCTCTTATAGCAGTATCTTCATAAGCCTTTCCAGGAAATACTGCTAACTTGCCCTTTGCTGTTTGTACTAACCCATCTACAATAACAGGATCGTTTGTTTTAGCAGAAACTTGATTAATTACTGATTGCGCACCCTGGAATCCATTAGGTGTGCCAATTAATGCTAAAGGTTGTAAATTACTTTGTGTTTCTTTTTGTGCTGTCTTTGTAACCAGTTTCCAGTCTGCAGGTATATTGTTATTTCCCCACTTACTGGTCATGTCCAAACTTGATTGTCGAAAGTATCTACCCCATAGCAGTTTCTTGCCATCTTCAGTTACTACTTCTGCTATACCAAAAGCAAGTGTACTGTTAGTTGGCTGATTGGTCCATTCAATTTGTTTTTTCTGATCTTGTTCAATGGCGCCGATGACTTGGTTCATTGACTCTATAGAATCGTATTTTGTACCGTGAATTTTAGGATCTGGCCAGACTTGGGCCTGTAAGAAATATGCTTTTTCTCCGCTAGCATGCTCATATGGATCGTTTTGGTGACGCCCAAATACACCTTTTGATTCTGAAATAAACTCTAAAGCTCGCATAATAGTATATTTAGTGCCGTTCTATATCTTCTTCTACGCATTCTTTTCCATACTGTATTTCTACAAGTACACAAGGATCATCGTATGGATTGCGTAATTGGTGCCATACTGTTGGATTTATTTTGTAGTAATCATGTGTGTTTAGCTCAACGTTCCCAACACAGCAACGTCCTTGTGCAACTAACCAAAGCTCTGCACGCTTGCGGTGACGCTGTTGACTTAAACTTTGTCCAGGTTCCACAGTTAGTGTCTTAACTTTAACGCCTGGGATATTGTACAGCACATCGTAGTGTCCCCATGGACGGTCTGTTCTGCTGTCCCTTTTCTCCCAAAATGTTGTCCAGTCTGTGAGTAGGTCACTGCTACTGTTCATTTTGTACGTGCCACCAACGCCCCATTTGTATGTGACGCCTGGGATATCTTTTTCTAAAACATTTTGTGCTGTACGATCACCACCGTTGGCAACAACGATTTCGTGACCAGGCCAAGTTTGTTTTACTGTTTGTATAGCATTTCTTGCACTGCCGTCAGCATCGTCAAATTCAATAACATAGTCAACCATTTTTAAATTCTTTACAATGGTAGCACGTTCATTCCAATTCATAAATGCACGATCTTTTTTGCGTTCAAGCCAAGCATCTGAGTTTATGCCCACTATCAAATAGTCGCCTAGTTCTTTAGCGGCACGAAAGTAAGCAATATGTCCTGAGTGTAGCGGATCGAAGCCGCCCGAAACCAATACAACTTTGTTCATCGTTCGTTATTAAAATACAGACCTTTGTCAATCCATTGTGTTAGTATCTTGTCCTGTCTGATATACCCATACTTGTTCAAGCATTCTACAAAAGTTTTGTTTATCAAACCCTTGTCAGCAAGATCAAACCAAGTTGTTGTTTTTGGATTCATGGGCTCATGTGACTTGTACACTGCTACATGTATCCACGGATCGTCTAATTCTTTTTTCAAGTAGGCATCACCACAATCAAAACCATTTACTGCTAACATGTAAACCATGTGTATTAGATTGTGATTGTAGTACAGTTGGGATGTACTGTATACTACTTCTTCATGCCCATATTTTGTATAAGTTGACTGCGGGAATACCATCATCAACATACCATTTTCAACCAACTGTCTGCTCCAAGCACTCAGAGTGCGCATAGGGTTGGTCATATACTGGAATGTATTGTGACTCCATATAAAGTCTACTTCAACACTCAGAGGTGGATCGTCTGAGTCCAGGTCAATGTTTGCTGGATGTACATTTGCATATTCACGTACTTCATCATCTAACAACTTATCAACAGCATGGTCGCAAGCATAAACTTTGTAGTTGCGTGGTCTTGGCGGGTCATCACGTGTCATTAGGTTTGCCCACCACTGCACATCTCTTCCTGTGCCGCATCCAAAGTCTGCTATGGTAGTAAGACTATCCAAGAAACTATCATACTCGTATAGTTGATCCAGTGTTTGTAAACTGTGTTCGTGTGATTCAAATTCATTCTTAAATGTTATCATAAAACTATATCTTCCATTCCTGCTGTGCGCAACCTAACCACATGACCTAACATGAAGTTTTTGCTCTCAAGGCCTTTCATCAGCCCTAACCATTTATTACGCAATAGTGCTACTTCGTTGATTAGCGTTTCAAACCCAATAACTTCGTCTTCGCCATCCACATACTTTTCAGCGTCACGGCTACTCAAAGCTCTTTGATATCCTTCAAGATATTTCTGAAAGTATTTTCGACGCAGTTTACGTAGTTCAATATTTAGAAAATTCAATACTGCTTCAATCTCCTGTAACTGATTAAAACGGTGCTCTGTTATACCAGGTAAGTCTGCCGCAGAACGTTCAAGGCTGCCATTGATGAAAGTATCCTTCTTTGCCTCGTCGAGTTCTTTTACATAGTAGTCAATAAAGTTTGGTATATTGGCTACATTCTGGACAACTTTATTGTACCACATTATTCTTCGTAATCGCCGTAGTCCTGATAATCTTCATCAATCATATGCTGACCCACAGCTCTGTGTGCATAATTATCAACCATGCCAAACTCCTTAAACTCTTTTTCGCTTATAGCGTCATTTAACATGCCTGCTAGATTATCTGCGGCTTCCTGGCGTTCCTTTGCTGGAATATACTGTTTCAGTATAGTATATGCTTCAACTAAAACGTCTACATCAATCGACATAGTTCTCTTCTCCTAAATTTTCTTCAACATCAGAGTCCAACTCAACTTCAGGGGTT